TGGTTAATCTATTAATTACTATTGTAAATCGACTAAATTTACGAATTAAACCTAAAATCTCAACGAGGTTCAAACGCCGAGAAGTATTAACCTAACACACATTACGTTTCCACGGGAAATCAACTAGGTCACGGGCGTTCTTTACTTAGACTAAACGAATCTTGTCGTTTTAGTAAAGGTTTCGCCTACCACCGGATTGTGTCATGTGCGGAAGCTTCGAGTCAGTTCACGAAATCGCCTCTTCTCTGAGTCTCATCCAGAATTTTCACCTTGAATTAACTTGGTTATTATCTTTCAGAAGAGAAGTTTTAACTATTCGCTAGTGCTCTACACACTTCTACAGTTATTTTTATAGCGCTACTGTAAGCCGGCTAGTTTATACACCTTAAGATAAAGTGTTCGTACATCGCGTAACGAATGGTGGACCTATAAGTCCACAGAAACTGAAATCATCTCCAACTGCTCTATAGAATAAAGCTTTGGTTGTCTCAGCTTCCGTCAGTATATTGACTGAAACCATGTTTCGCTGTACTAAATCCTGAACGCCTATAACTGGAATAGATCCGCCTGCGTTAGGAAGAAGAGGATACCTCGAATAATGAGGCACCTGAAATTCGAAAGTTCCTTCGAGATTACGGGGCATATATACATCAGCTGCAGTTCTAGTTTCATCAATGACAGTGTTGTCTTCTTGAACTGGACCTTTATCAGCCTCTGTTACGCCGTTCTCTGGGATCAATCGAATACGCGCCGCGTAAACTTTGTTTTCGAACGGTGCGATTTTAAATCTAAAACTACCTCTATAGTATGCATAAATGTAACTATAATATGAGTATAAATCTATATTTACCATAGTAGCTTGTGCTGTAATAGGTTTAGGTGTCTTATAACTATTAATTCTATACAAATTATTATTTTTAGTTGTAGTTTTAATATTAGAGTAAATTAAATGAAATCGTTTCAAAATTTGTCTCAACGATGTTACTTTTTCACCAACAGTAAGGGCAGAACTAGTAAAAGATGTTCCCGAAGGTTGTCTCATACTAGATTCTCCCACTTCTCCTGTCTTTTGTATCTGTTCTGGGGATACCGGTGTCGATTCACCTACGTTAACTTGGGCCACTCCGCGTATTACTTTAGATAAAGTACTTAAAGGTTGTGGCGAAGCTCTCAACGTTGGATAAACCTTCGGTTGTCGTGGCATCGATAATTCGAAATCAGATGCTCCAGAAACTTCTACAAGAGCAGAGATAGTATCAGACACCGTGTTCGTTGCACGAAGTTCGTTAAGAACTAAGACGTACAAACGACCAACGGAATGCTGATAATCTTTCTGTGGTGCTGTTATGTCCGCACTTGTAAGCTTCCATGGTTGTACTGACACAAACGGAACATTAAATGTTACGTCAGTATCCGATCTTAAATCAATCACGGAGCTGTAGGAAGCGTTGGGATCAGCGTCGTCTGGTAATTTGTCCTCATTTGAGTAATCACCAGGAACAAATAGAATCCTAACACGACCAGAGTGGAACTTTGTTTTGACAAATTTGAAATGAAAGTTAATGCCTCCACGCCACATCGTAAATGGAGTAGAGACATAAGCTAAATGACTAGGAGCTATACTTGCATCATTAAGTTTAATACTAAATACAGCCGGAGTAATAGGTGTTACATATAACACGTCACCCGCTTTATTATTAGCAGTCCAACTGAACCGTTTTATAAAGCATGGTGTACGTGCTACGTGAGCAATGGTCATCTCATCAATATCAGTACGAGTAAGAGCTGGGTTAATTTCCAATTCATTAATTGCGCTGATACCAAGAGAGTGGCTCATGTCAACTCCGTCTGCATTGGCCATAAATCTACTACCTGTTAACTTATTTAAATGTGGCGCTTCCACAGTTGTAGGTTTCGACCACCCGAAGTGTTTTGCAACATCTCGAATAGTATTAGAAACCCACAATGCAGGACGTGCGTAATTACTAACTAAGGGGACATCTTGAAGGGGGGCCAATACTGACGATACACTTGCCGCAGCTGAGCTTATAACTCCTGAACCAGCTGAATCCTGAATTGCTTCAGTACCAACTTGAGCAGTTGCTGCGATAGGCATAGCAGTGGGATACTTAATTTTAATATTCTTAAAGTTAATCCATAAAGTAATATCTACAATACCACCTGAGACAGTGTCTACAAGTGGAGAATATACTACTACTTTAAATCTACCTATATGACCAACACCATTAGTTAGATCGCTAAACAAATACGGCGAATAGTAAGGTATACACATAGTCGCTTCTGTACACGTGGATAAATCCAAATCTACACGAGGCGAACCAGTAAGTGGTACCAAACTAGCATCGTCAATGTTATCACGATCATCATAATATTTTTGTCGATCAGCTCCCAAATATTTATATCCAGGAATGTAAACTAATAATAAACGCCCAGCTTGAAAAGGTTGAGCGTTAACTTGTAATTTTAATTCTACATCAGCTCTGAAACCGTAGAAACGTTCGCATTTTGCTTTATACATCGAATTGTTCATAATTGGATCTAACGGAAGGTCAAGTGCAATAAGCGTTTTCCCAGCGTTGTCTGTTGCTTGCCATTCAACATTAGAAATGTTAATTGGACGTTGTAAAAAATCGATAATAGAGTGGTTGCGACCGTCATCCACAGAAGTCAGATATGACATATCTAAATCTAATGGGTCTGTATAAATACTAGTGGAGGGGGTCATACCTTCAGAAGAGAAAGTAAGGATCTGTTGTTGTTCATGTGTCATGTTTGTTTCTTGAAAATTTGCAGGTGAGTTTCTGACCTATTTGACCACCTAATCAAAATAGGACATTCGGACTAATCTAGATTTTGTGGGGCTGCCAACGGCCATCTTGATAAGTAAAGTTAAATAACTAAGCCTCAAATTACTAAATGCATTAAATTAATTTTTATAGTCCTAACATTATAACCTAAAGATCAAATTAGTAATTAACCTCAAAATCTCCGCCAAGTTCCTCATTTCTGAGTTTCAATAACGTGGTTGATCTTGAGTCCGGGTTAAATTCAATTCCAGTACCACGGGTCAAATCAAGACCAAGATTTATCATCTTGGATCTCCATTTAGAATCCGTGGATTTATCATGCATAGCCAGTTCGGTTAATCCGCCGCTGATTGTGTCAACACAGATACGTAGAGGTAGTTGATTACCAACACGTACCCAGTTAGGTGCGTCCAAAATAACATCGATGTCAATTGGAGCAACCCACAGTCCTACGAATTCATCGAACCTAAATTTCCTTTTTAAAAATGAAACCTCTTCAAGAGTTCGTGCTTTAACACATTCTCCTGTCTTAGCTTCGTCAGTCATAGTCATTTCCAGATTGCGTTTCAAAATCGGGGTGAGAGTTTCTTGATTGTAAACATCAATAACCTCTGGTCGTATATTCATTATGAAGTCATCACCATAAAAAATAGACGAAGTATGCTCAAAAAACGAGTTCATTGTAGCATACGACGTACCATTCATTATGTCTAGCCAAGAATCAGCAAGACAACAATGGTTTACGATACTATTCAGTATAGCAGTCGCAGGGCATCCAGATGGAATACCGTTACGAACATAATATATTAGAGCAGCACCAGAAACATTTTTATGGTTAGATATGTGCAGATGGTTGATGCACTCGACTCCAATTTTCATCAAAAATTGTTCAAATTCGTCGTAAGTCAGTTCGTGTCCATTTATAATGTTGCGTTCTTCGCGAACTATGGTGTCCCAGTTTCTCATAAACCAGTCAACCATAATTTTCACGGCAACTTCAACATATTGTACCGGGAGTGTGCCGTCAAAGTTAGAGTAATCTCCAGCGATGACATGTTTTCCATTTTTCTTTAAACGTTTCGCGAGTAAATCCCATTCTGGTGACATTGGATTAATGCCTACAGCAATAGAATTTTGCACGCGATTACGCATAGAATGAGCAATAAAAGGTAAAAAATATTGTCGAAAGAGGATTGTGTAGTGTAGTGGGCAAGCGGTGAATAATCGAGTTTTACCTACGTTGGCTTTCGCGATCGGGATCTTAGCATCTTTCAATGTATCGATCCAAATAATGCGAGGCCTAACGTTGTCGATCATACACTGGGCAAGTTCGTCTACATCAGCCATCAATTCTCTACATGCTTCGTTGTTTAAATCATAGTCCATTCCATCGCCAAACCATTTCGTCTTTCCACTCTTTCCAGCTTTCTCATACGTGTATGGGTAACCAGGAGCAGTTTGACGGTTAATAGCGTTGACGAATGGGTCTCCGTTTATTCCGATAATAGCTTGTTCGCGTGTAAGTGGAAGTTTGTAGTGAGCGGGTGAGTTAATGTATTCACGTTGGTAAAATACACTCATCGCTTCATAAACAGCTTCAACTCTGTCCTGAGGGACGTACGGGCGAACAACACCATATTTGTTCCGTTGTAAAGTCATAGGGTCAATAGTGATTCCGTCATCATTTGTAAATTCACGTAAATATCCAGGTTTATTTGGGCTTTCGATCAATTTTCCATAGGCAGGGGACTTTTGGAGAGCAGTTTTAACGCTTCCCATAATCCGTCTACCTGGTTCAGTTCCATAAATCAAAAATGTTCCGTTGTCTTTTAAAATATCGGGGTCAACAGTTAAAGGTACAATTTCGTGTCCATATTGACTGATTGGTTGAAAATGTTTCATCAATCGGTCAATTATTTGTCGTGTAAGTGCTACAGATATTCCTTTGTTCATGTGCGTAATTCCAGCGATATGCATACCCATAATCTTAGATGTTATAGCGGCATTGGATGCGATTAAAATCGATCCGCAATCACCAAAGAAGGTTACGGCATGATATGTGTAAGAACCACGATTATGTACTACAACATTAGCTTCAGGCACCGTGCTTTCAACAAGGTGGTCTTCAGGAGTTGCCGTAGATAACCAAAAGATTTCTCTGTAATAATTAATTCCAGTTTTCTTGTCACGTTCAGATGCACCTTGATACCTTGCTAGAATAGCAGGGGAATCAGATACACGGGCCAAATCAGTTTCGTCAATAATATGTTTGTAAGCTTGTGCAAAACCGCCCACATTTGTTGGAAGTTGTACTATAGCAATATCTCTGTGAGTGTCACGAATGTGATTCTCTTCTATTAAAATAACAGAGCATGGTATTAATGGAGATATGCTATTACTACAATTTTCCAATACAAAGAAACAGTTTTCTTGTCCATAAGTTTCCAC